AGATGTGTATAAGAGACAGATATAATACCAAAAACAGATTTAGAAATAAAAAAAAGTTATACAAATGATGACGAGGTAATTGAAAATAACAAAATAAAATTTATCGATAGTATATTAAATGGAGAAAAAATAGTAACTGGAGTAACATCGAATACATTTAATTTTCACAATGAATTTGACTATGATGCTGATTCTTATTCTTTGGGAGAAGGTACATTCAGGTATTATACGAATTCTGAAAATGAAACTGGAGAAATAGAAACTCTAAAAATAACTTCAGGGGGGAAAAATTATGAGCGACTCCCATATATTTCTTCCGTTTCATCTTCAACTGGAACTGGTGCTATATTATTACCACAAAGCAATACAATAGGTAAAATAAATTCTGGAAATATTACTGATATTGGATATGATTATTCAATTGATTCAACAATAAAGCCAAGAATTAAATTCCCAACAATTCTAAGAGTTGAGCCATTATCAGCTGTGGAATCCATAGAAATCACTTCTCCCGGATTGAACTATAATACTTCTCCGGATCTGATAGTAATAGATGGATTTACTAATAGTGTAGTTGATGATATTTTCTTGGATTATGACATACAAGAAAATTCTGTAAAAATCATCAAGAACACAAAAGGATTATACAATGTAGAGCCAAAAATTATTGCGATTAATAACTCAAATGGTCTAGGTATAAGTTCTATACAATATGATAATTCAAATAAAACTGTTAAAGCATATATCAATAAACAGTTTAGTGATCCCGAAACTTTCCCATTTGTGATTGGTGATAATGTTCTGATTGAAAATATATCAACATTAGAGTCTACAAGTAAAGGATATAATTCCAGAAATTACAATTACTCACTATTTCCTGTAATTGGAGTTAATACAAGTTTAGGTGGTTCTGGTGCTTATGTGGAGTACTCACTCCAAAATTATATTACTGGATCAGACACTCCTGGAACATTTGATTCCAAAAATTCTTCTGGAAGAATAATATCAGAAAAATCATTACCAAAATTTAAAACTACATTGTCTAAGAATTCTTATATCATTGGAGAGAATATTACTAGTGATATAGAAGATTTTGGAAAAGTTTTAAAATTTGATAAAAATAATGAATTTTTAACTGTGGAGACAAAAAATGAATTTAGAGTAAACTCTTTGATTGTTGGCGAGACATCAAAATCTCAGGCATTTATTCGTGAAATTTTTAGTAACGAATCTTTTTATCAAGTCAATTCATCATCAATTGTTGAAAGTGGATGGAATAGAGAAACTGGATTTTTGAACAATGAATTGCAAAGAGTCCAAGATAGTGATTATTATCAGTATTTCTCGTATGCATTAAAATCTGAAGTTCCAATTCAAGAATGGAATGATGTGGTGAGCAATCTTAATCACACACTAGGATTTAAAAAATTCAGCGATCTGGAAATGAATTCGTCCCCAGAAATTTCTGGTATCCAAACGGCACAAAATGATGGATTATTCTCTGCTACATGTGACTTAAATAATACAGTAGATATTGATTGTATACAAGATTATGATCTCGTCTCTGAAAATAGTTTGTATGTTGATGGTACATTAACATCAGATGAAATCGCATTTAATTCTGTGATTTTGCAAGATTATTCGGAATCAATAGGCAATAGAGTATTGACCATAGATGACATAAGTGATGAATTCAATACCTCAGTAACTAGAACCTTTGTAACATCATTCAACATATAATCCAATATGGCAACTAAAGTTAGAGCAAAGAAATTTTTTCTCACAGTACAAGATGATAGATTCGAAGACAGAAAACAATCTTCTATTCTTTCAGTTTTGACCGATGGTAGTGAATTATATTTAAATCAATATGGGAAAATGTTTACTGAGGATGAACTAGGTAGTTTTGATATTATTAAAGTTGAGGATCAGGCTGTATTAGAATTTTATCCACTAGATGGGAGAAATACTGAGTATCAATATAGTTTTATATCATACGACACAAAACAAAATATATTCGACAGCGATTCGTATAATTTTGGTAATACTGTAAATGTTTCATCTGACTTCTCCACTGTTGGTGCAGCATCTTCTCAGGTTATATATCAAATTCCACAAAACTATACTTCTGCAAAAATTTTAGTTGAATTATCTTCACCAACTGGTGAAAATTATGAATACAATGAGATAAATTTGGTTTATGACGGTTCTGAAGTTAATTTCTCAGAATTTGGCAGAATAACATCATCTAATGACCAATATAAAAATCTAGTTGGGATTGGAACTTATGATGTTATATCCACTGGATCTGGACTAGACTTAATTTTTTATTCTGATATTTCAAGCCCACTGAATTGTAATACATTTGGTGTTTCGATCGCAAGTACTAATTCTAGTGCTATCAGTGCTAGGCCATTAAGGTACGCTAATGTGGGATCCAAAACTGTATCTATTGCATCATCCTCCGAACCAACTGCAGAGTTTGTTGCTTCATATTCACTTAATTATAATTTTGCATATTTTGTAGTCCAAATTACTGATGTGACAAATAATGAGATTCAACTTTCGGAAATTGCAGTTCTTAATAATGAAATAACTTCGACAATTATCGAATATGGTAATGTATACTCTAATAATTCCTTAGGTGATTTCAATTCCACAGTTAGTACATCAGTTGAGTTACTGTTTACGCCAAATCCAGACATTGATGTTTCCATTACTTTACTGCAGCATTCTGTATCTTATCTACAGTTTGCATCATTCCCTGTTTCAATTAGCTTTAAAAATGCAGAGCTATCAACTGGAATTAGTAAATTTTCATCAAGTAGTGACTTAAACTTTAAAAAAGATTTTGATTTGACTCATAAATTTGCACCAATTTTTGAGAGAAGATTTAATGGCTCTGTGGAGTATACAACTTCAAATTTATCTGGAGTGGATTTAGAGAATGATTTGATTTATATTCCAGGTCATTTTTTTAATAGTGGGGAAAAAGTAACCTATAAATCAGATTTATTTTCATTTATTCAACTATCAACGACTGAACTTTCTTCTACTGCTGGCGTTGGCACTAATATCATTAATGTTAATTCTGTAATAGGAATAGAAGCAAATGATTACTTTAGTGATTCATATATTCCAATTATTTCTATAAATGGAAATTCAGTTTCTTTGGCTAGTACAATCTCTTCTGAAATTACGGTCGGTTCTGCGGTTACTTTTTATGGTCTTTTTGAGTCGGATTCCACTGAAGTTTCCACTCTTTCCAGTATTGGCATCGCAAACACATACATTTCTGGAATTGGAATAACTGATAAGTTGAGTGGAGATCTTTATGTCTACAAATTTGACAATAAATTTATTGGATTATGTACTTCTCCAAGTGATGCATTAGCTACATCACCAAATTTAATTGATTTGACTTCAGTTGGGATTGGTGATAACCATTATATCACAGCGACAAATCAAAATGCAAAGTGCATAATTCTCATTGATAATGTAATTCAATCTCCAATCGTTTCAACTGGAATTACAGCAACCATTCAAAATGACTTAGAACTTTTAGATACAACTCTGTATTTTTCTGGAATAAGTTCATTTTTTGGCGGTGATCTCATAAAAATTGATGATGAGATCATGAAAATAACTTCAGTTGGAGTTGGTAGTACAAATTTCGTTGAAGTGGAAAGACCTGTTATGGGAACTATTTTATCTGATCATCAAAAAGACTCTTTGATAAGAAAACTAAAAGGAAATTATAACATAGTAAACAGCAGAATATATTTTTCTGAAGCTCCTTATGGACCAATATACGATGAAGTCAACGGAGATGTAAACATAAGATCCACATTCCAAGGTAGAGTTTTCTTAAGATCTGGAGTTCCTGGGTCTGATGAGAGTACTTATGAGAAAAATTATGTTTTTGATGATATAAATTCGCAATTTGATGCAGTAACAAAGGACTTTGCTCTGAAATCAAATGGACAAGATATAACCGGATTTTCAACATCTAACTCAGTTTTACTGGTCAATAGTATATTCCAAAGCCCAGAGGATAATTATAATTTATCCGAATTTGGGTCAGAAACGCAAGTCAATTTTACTGGAACTGCAACATCCGCACTTTATGATCCGAATAATGCCGGAGTTCCAAGAGGTGGAATCATCGTATCTGTTGGTTCTAGTAATGGTTTTGGATATCAGCCATTAATTTCCGCTGGTGGGACGGCAATAGTATCAGTTGCCGGAACAATTCAGTCAATCAGTATTGGAAATAGTGGATCTGGATATCGATATGGTATTCAACCAATAGTAAGAGTTGGAGTACAAACTCTAAGTACCGAATCACCAAACATAGAATATGTTGGTATAGCTTCTATAGTTGGTGGTAACATCGTTAGTGTTGCGATAACAAATCCAGGAGCTGGATACACATCAACAAATCCACCACAAGTTGTTTTTGATAGTCCTTTATCTTATTCCAATCTTAACCTGACTCACACATCAAATAGTAGTGGTGTTGGGACACAAGCAAAAATTGATATTGTTGTTGGCCAAGGATCTAGTGTAATTGATTTTACAATAAAAAATTATGGATATTCTTACGAAATTGGTGATATACTAACTATAGAAACAGGCGGATTAAGTGGTATACCAACAGACACATCAAAATTATTTGAGCCATTTTTAATTATTGTAGATAGAACTTTCGCAGACGAATTTAGTGGATGGTCAGTAGGAGAACTACAAAAATTAGATGATATAGATTCTTTGTTTGATGGATTTAGGCGATCATTTCCAATATCAGATAACGGAAATAGATTTGCAATCATAACAAAAGATGGATCAAATATTGATCTCAAATCTGCATTATTAATTTTTATCAATGATGTCCTACAAGAACCTGATGTTGCATATACATTTAATGGTGGAAGTATAATTACATTTACCGAAGCACCAAAAAGTGGAGATAAATGTAGAATTATATTCTATAAAGGAACTCCAAATATTGATGTGGTTGATGTTGATGTATTAGAAACAGTTAAAGTTGGGGATACACTTAAACTAGTAGGAGATCAATACAAATCAATAGAAAATAATCGACTTGTAACAGATATTATTCTCCCAGATACAACAGAAACGAGTCCATATAACTCAATTGGTGTTACTTCGGATCTTCAATTACTAAGGCCAGTAAAATGGTGCAAGCAAAGAAATGATACTATAATTGATGGCATTGAAGTCAACAAAGATAGAATAAGATATGAACCAGATATCTTCCCGGTGAGTAATCTAATTCAATCTGTGAGTGTTGGTTCAACTCAAATTTTTGTGGATTCAATTAAAACTATATTTGATCCAGAATCTGAGAATGTATCGGAAGCAATCACAAATAAGATTGAGATTGTCGATAATAATGAATTATCTGTTGCAATTGCCACAGCTATAGTCTCTGCTTCTGGTACAATACAATCTGTTGATATAATCGATGGGGGAGTTGGATATACAACAAATCCTGCGATTTATGTTCAGTCTCCAATTGGAATCGGTTCTACTGGAATTGCATCTCTCGTGTCCTCCATTACTTCGGGTATAGTAACCACAATAACAGTCACTTCACCTGGATTTGGGTATACACCCACAAATCCACCAGTGATTCTTATTGAATCTCCAAAACTTACAAGAGAATATATTGAAGATGTCTCTTATTTTGGAGATTTTGGAATCATTTCCGGAATCAGTACAGCAAATGTTGGACTAGCTTCCACTGCTTTAGTTTTTGACTTGCATATACCACAAGATTCTTATTTAAGAAATCTTTCAATCACAGATCCAATTATAACAGAAAGTCAACTAGAAGAAGGATACTATTTTAAAGTATCAAATTCAAGTGTTGGAAATGGAGTAACTTCACTTAGAAATGGTGGAACTGTGATCGGAATTGGAACCACCGGAATAGACAATATCTATCAGGTTATTTCCGTTTCAACTGGAACAACTGATGTTTATGGTGTTGGTGGTGCTACAGTTGCGAAGGTAACTGTCAGTATTTCTGATTATAATGGATTGACTGGTATTGGCTACAGCAATTATTATGGAGATTATAGTTGGGGACTTATTAATATTCCAAATATCACAAATTCTTTCTCTGTTGAAAGTGATTATGGTGTAGTTGGATTGAATAGTACTCCAATTGTTAGACGATACAATCAACTTAGAATTCAAAATTATAATGATCTATAACATTAATAAATACAAAAAAGTCTGTAAGTAAATGTCTGCGATTATAACAGATCAATTTAGAATTTTAAGTGCGGAGAATTTTTCTCTTTCAGTTGCATCAACTGCAAATGCATATTACTCTTTTGTTGGATTAACAAATTCAACCGAGTATAAAACTGACTGGGAACAAACTCCACTATCTCCGATTGACTCGTTTGATAATTATAATGATGTTTGGGACACCATAATTGGATTAAAAAAAATAAATTCAGATGATGTCAGACAAGTAATCAGAAGAATTGATTGGGTATCTGGTGATATATATGACATGTATCGTCATGATATAAGTAGAAATAACTTGTCAAGACCGTCTAATAAAACAAGTCTCTACGAATCAAATTTTTATGTGGTGAATAGTGATTATAGAGTTTATATTTGTTTACATAATGGAACTGACCCAGAAAATCCAAATGGCAGACCTTCTCTGGATGAGCCCACATTTACTGATTTGGAGCCAAGGCCAGCTGGAGTAAGTGGTGATGGTTATATCTGGAAATACTTATACACAATTAAGCCAAACGATATTATAAAATTTGATTCTCTAAATTATATTCCAACACCAAAAAATTGGGATACAAATACTGAAAATGCCTCCATTAGGGAGAATGCCGATAGTTCTCCCAGTGGACAACTTAAAATTATTACTGTCACAAATAGAGGAAGTGGTTTAGGAACATCAAGATCTTATACAAATGTGCCAATTGTGGGAGATGGTTCTGGCGCAGAAGCAACTATTGTAGTTGGAAATGATTCCACTGTAGAATCGATTAATGTAACATCAGGTGGCCAAAATTATACCTATGGTATAGTCGATATAACCTCTGCTGGATTAACTGGAGATGCATTACCAAGTTTTGATGTGATTATTCCTCCACCTGGTGGACACGGAAAAAATATCTACAGAGAACTTGGCGCAAAAAATATCTTAGTTTATTCTAGAATAGAAAATGATAACTTAAATCCGGATTTTATCACTGGTAATAAGATCGCTAGAGTTGGAATCATAAAGAATCCTGTTTCATTTGATACAACTAGTACTTTAATCACACAAAAAGCAAGTAACACATATGCGATAAAATTATCTGGAGATTATGAAACTGCAACATTTCTCCCAAACTCTAGAATAACACAAACTGTTTCTGGAATTGGAACTGCAGTTGGTAGAGTAGTTTCTTATGATAATAGAACAGGAGTATTGAAATATTGGCAAGATAGAAGTATTGTTGGATTTGAAACTGGAGGAAGTTCTTTGGCTTATACTCCAGAATTTGGATTAAATCTTATTAGATTCTCATCTTCTGGCGGAACCATCAATGGAGCTTCAAACAATTTATCTATAGATACTGCTTTCACTGGTTTCAGTACCACCATAAATAATATGACATACAATCTTGGTCAATATTTTGCAAATGGTCTAGCAAACCCAGAAGTCAAAAAATATTCTGGTGAATTAATTTATATTGACAATCGACCATCAATTACTAGATCACAAAACCAAAAAGAAGATATCAAAGTTATTTTGCAATTCTAAGTAAGGATTATGCCACAAGAAACTAATCTCAATGTATCACCATATTTTGACGACTTTGATAAGAGTAATAGTTACTATAGAGTTTTGTTTAAGCCTGGATATCCAGTACAGGCTAGAGAACTAACAACATTACAATCAATATTACAAAATCAAGTAGAACAATTTGGCTCTCACTTTTTCAAAGAAGGTGCAAAAGTAATACCTGGACAATTAACTTATGTTAGTAACTTTTATGCCGTAGAAGTAAATGATGAGTTTTCCGGAACTCCGGTTGGTTTATACCTGAATAATCTTGTTGGTACCATAATTTATGGGAGATCATCTGGAGTAAAGGCAAAAGTTATCAAGGTAATAACAGCAGAAGAATCCGAAAGAGGAAACATAACCCTATATGTAGATTACTTGGAATCTTCTTCTAGTGATCTATCGAGAAGAGAATTTTCTGATGGAGAAGTTTTATATTCTGATACCGCAATACAATTTGGAAATACTTTCATTTCTTCTGGTGAGGGCTTTGCATCCACAATATCAACAAATTCTACATCAACTGGATCTGCATTTGCTCTATCGAATGGTGTTTATTTTTTAAGAGGTACATTTGTAGAAGTACAAGATGAGATATTGGTTCTCGATCAATATACCAATAAACCAAGTTATAGAGTTGGATTATTGGTTAATGAAGAAATCACAACTTCTGATGATGACCCATCATTGACAGATAATGCTCAAGGTTTTAATAATTATTCCGCTCCAGGTGCAGACAGATTAAAAATCACTGCAACATTATTCAAAAAAGATATTAATGATTTCGACAATGCAAACTTTGTTCAGCTAGCAACTGTACGAAACGGCGTTTTAAGAGAGATAAACAACAATACAGATTATAATATTCTTGGCGACGAATTGGCAAAAAGGACATTTGATGAATCTGGACATTATTATATTAAATCATTTACAACATATTGTAAGGAAAGTTTAAATGATGGTATTGGAAATGGTGGGATATTTAAAGAAGGTGAATTAACTTATTCTGGATCGGTACCTAGTGAAGATCTAGCGATTTATAAAGTGAGTCCTGGCAAAGCCTATGTTAAAGGTTATGAAGTTGACTTTCAGGGACCAACTTTACTAGATGTGCCAAAACCAAGAACCACAAAAACTGTACAAAGTCAAGCAGTCAACTTTGGTTTCAATCCAACATTAACTGTAAATAATGTAACTGGTTCACCTTTCATTGAATTCAATACATCAAATACACTCAGCCTAAGGAGTGAAAGAGTTTCCAGTGACCCAGGATCTGCTGCAGGTGAGGAAATTGGTATTGCTAGAGTTTATGACTTTGTTCTCGAACAAGGTGGATATGATGTAGAAAATCTAGAGACCAATAGATGGGATTTAACTCTATTTGATGTCCAAACATATTCAAAATTAACCTTAAGTGAGCCTGTTACCTTAACTATACCAACTTATATCCAAGGAGAGCAAACTGGCGCTACTGGATATCTAAAAGATGTAGTATCTAGTGCAAGTACAATAACAGTTTATCAAATTAGAGGAGAATTTTCAGAAAAAGAAAATATCATTATTAGTACTTCAAATGAAAATGAATCTTCAAGATATGTAACAAATATTAAAAATTATGGTATATCGGATGTAAAGTCTGTATATTCATCTAGTGTCGGATCTGGAATTACATTCACTGCAGATACTGTACAGTCTATATCCAACATTATCGGTAATGCAACAATAACTCAAGCTAGTGGTGGCATTTCTACAGTCACTGTAAATGGTGCTAATATATCTGGTATTGTAACGACGGGAAATATCATAAGATATAGTCAACCAGGAATTTCTACAGCCGCTTTCGCAAAAGTTGAAGATGTTTTTTATCTCGCATCTGAATTTCAAATTTCTCCCGTTGAAAGTGTCGTAGGTGTTGCATATGGGAACTTACCAACATCAGAAATTAACATAACTGACTTATCAGTAGTTACAACTAAATTACAATCCAGTGGAGATAGCGGAAATTCAGCAAGTAATAACTCACTTTTTAGTGCTTTACCAAAATCAAACATAGAATCAGTAAATCTCGATGAATCTCAAATAACTATAAGAAAACAATTTAATAATATTAATATATCCAGCAATTCTACAGATCCAATTGATGCTGGACAGAATGAAGTATTTTTACCATTTGATGAAGAGAGATATATTCTTATCAGAAGTGATGGTACTCTCGAAACTTTAACCTCTGATAAATTTGAATTCCAGTCTGGATCTACAAGATTGGTAATCAATAACTTAGGTTCAAATGACACTGGTGCAGTTTTGATTGCCACACTCAGAAAAACGAAAATTAAATCAAAATCAAAGAAAAAGAAAATAGTAGATAGTATTATAATAAATAAATCTTCAAATTCATATTCTGGAATCGGACAATCTACCACAAATGATGGACTCACATATGGAAATTATCCCTATGGAACTAGAGTACAAGATAAGGAGATTTGTTTAAATTATCCAGATATTAATTTACTTTATGGTGTGTTTGAATCTAAGGACTCTAGTGATCCAGATTCCCCATCCGCAACAATTGGTTCTATGGATGGGGCTTCTGCCACTACAAACGACTTAATAATTGGGGAAACTTTAATTGGATCTATAAGTGGTGCAAGAGCACTTTATGTAGAAAGAAAGAGTGATACATCAATTGGATATATTTATGAAAATAATATTAATTTTATCAATGGAGAACTCGTATCATTTACTCAATCTAATGTTAATGGAGTTATTGGATCTATTAATGTTGGGAGTAATAATATTACTGATAGGTATAGACTCGACAATGGCCAACGAGAGACATATTTAGATTATTCCAGACTTATAAGAAACGCATCATCCCCGGAACCAGAAAGAAAATTAAAAGTCTTTTTCATGCGTGGGTTCTTTGAACTTTCAGACGATGGTGATATTACAACTGTTAATTCTTATAATACATTCAATTATAAAAATGAAATTCCTTCAATTTCTGGATATAGAGTGACAGATTTGATCGACTTAAGACCTAGGGTAAGTGATTATACGGTTTCGGAGGGAAATAGATCACCATTTGAGTTTAGTGGTAGAGATTTTTCCGGTTCAAATCATAGCTCCAAAAATATTATTTCTTCTGATGAATCTTTAATTTTAACTTACTCCTATTATTTACCAAGAATTGATAGAATTTACTTGAACAAAGATAAATCATTTGTTGTTAAGTATGGAAACCCATCTGATAATCCAGTATTACCAGAGGAAGTTTCTGGGGCAATGAATATTGCCAACATTTTTCTTCCTGCATATCTCTACAATACTTCTGATGCAAGAATTGAATTTGTTCAACATAAAAGATATCAGATGCGAGATATTTTCAATCTCGAATCTAGAATCAAAAATTTAGAATATTACACATCGCTATCACTACTAGAAACAAACACTCAAAATTTATTCGTTGATGATGGACAGGGACAAAACCGATTTAAGTCTGGATTTTATGTTGATAATTTTGGTTCCCTATTAACTCAAGATTTATCAAATGGAGTAAAAAATAGTATTGATACTAAGAGAGGTGAGTTGAGGCCATCTCATTATACAACTAATCTAAAATTAGAAGTTGCAAATAATACTATTTCTGGATTGGGGACATCAACCCAATTAAACGGAGATAAAAAGTATGCAGAAGTATTAGGATCTAACATCAAGCGAAGTGGAGATGTTGTAACACTAGATTACTCCGAAACTTCATGGTTAAGACAACCATTTGCCACTAGAACTGAAAATGTGACTCCTTTCTTCGTAAAACTTTGGGAAGGAACAATTCAACTGTATCCAACTGTTGATGTATGGATAGATACAAATCGCCTAGAATTAAATAATGTGGAAATGGAGGGTTCTTTCCTTGGTATAGCTGAAGCACTAAGAACAGAAATAACCACAAATGAAGATGGTGAAAGGCTTGGAGTCAGTCCAATAATATGGAATTCATGGGAAACTACAGGTATAGATCTTAGAAACCGAATTCAGCAGACTAGTTCAACTAGTAGTAGTAGTGGGGTGGAGCGTGGAAATAGGCAAGGCACTGCAGCAGAGTTCCAAAGATTCGTTGGTGCAGTTCCTCCTGGTGGAGTACCATCAACATTTAGAGTTGGCACAGCAAGAAATGTAACTACTACCACTACAAGAACGACTACGAATACTTTTAGGGTAGTTGAGCTGGATCAACAAAGAACGGGAATACAAAATACAGTTCGTGAGCAAATTGATACCGAATCTTTAGGAGATAGAATTGTAAGAAGAGATGTCATATCTTTCATGAGATCTAGAAATATAGAATTCACTGCTAGGAGATTAAAACCCCACACCGAAGTTTATCCATTTTTTGATGGTGTAAATGTGAGTGATCATTGTTTTAGTAAACTAGTTGAAATTGAAATGATTTCTGGATCATTTGAAGTTGGAGAAACTGTTGTGGGTGGGATATTAAACACTTTTGTCACCGGGACAAACCAAGAAACTGTAGTTTTTAGAGTAGCACAATCAAATCACAAATATGGTCCATATAACAACCCAACAGATGTTTTTGATAGAAATCCATATAACAGAGAAGTAAACATACCAGAATCTTATTCATCCACAAGTACAATATTAAATATAGATACATTTTCACTTTCAGATGAGTCAAATACAGAATTTAATGGTTGTATCAAACAATCAATGAATTTATTTGGACTAAGTTCTGGAGCTGAAGCTGTAGTAACTAATGTAAGACTAGTAACCGATAGAGTAGGAACCTTAATTGGTTCATATAGAGTTCCAAATTCTTCCATTGATAATAATCCAGCATTCGAAACTGGTCGATCTAGATTTAGATTAACTAGCAGTTCTACGAATTCACAAATCCCTGGTGTTGTAACAACCGTAGCAGAAGAAACTTTTTACTCTCAGGGTGATATAGATTCCATGCAAGAAACTACTCTTTCTCTTCGCAACGCGAGAGTAGAGGTAGATGATAGTTTCAGACAGGAAAGATCACTATCAGATGAATTGCTAGTAGATTCGAGAACCACTGTTTCTAGTTCAACTTCAGGTGGTAATGCTAGACTCACTGGAGAATATAGAGATCCTCTGGCACAATCATTTATAGTTGATGATCCAACTGGAATTTACTTGACAAAAGTTGATCTATATTTTAGAACTAAAGATGAGACACTTCCTGTAACAGTACAAATTAGAGAGGTAGAACTTGGAACACCAAGTCAAAAAATACTTCCATTCTCCGAAGTAGAGTTGACACCAGATAAGATTAACTTATCCGAGGATGCATCAATACCAACATCATTCGTATTTGAGTCTCCAGTATACTTAGAAAGCCAAAGAGAATATGCAATTATTGTAATTTCAAACTCCAACGAATATAATGTTTGGATTTCGAGATTGGGAGAATCTGATGTTGCAACATTAGCAACAGAGCAGAATCAAATTTTAGTCACCACACAAAGACTACTAGGTTCTCTATTTAAATCACAAAATGCTTCAACCTGGACTCCAAGTCAATATGAAGATTTAACCTTTGAATTGTATCGTGCAGACTTTGCAACATCTGGTTTTGTTCAGCTATTCAATTCAGATTTGCCAGAAAATCTTCAGGTGATGACTAAAGATCCTATCACTTTAGAATCAAATAAAGTAAAAGTATCTCTATCTTCTACCATAACAAATACAGATCTTTCTCTTGGTAATACAATTATACAACAGCCAGCCGGACTTTCCACCGCTTTTGGTAATTTAGTTGGTTATGCTGGTAGTGCATTTGGTACATTAAATGTTGTGGCTGCTGGAGTCGGTTATACCGGATCAAACTTCACTTACACTGGAGTTGCTTTAACAAGTATAACTGGATCTGGTGTCAATGCAACTGCAAATATCACTATTAATAATGGTGGAGTCGTTGCTGCTGGCGCTACTATCCTGGTTGGTGGATCTGGTTATGTTGTTGGTGATATTCTAGAACCAATTTCTATTGGAACACAAAATCTAGGATTAGGAATGAGACTAAGTGTGTCTGAAATTGCAGGAAGGAATGAACTAATTATTGACGGTGTACAAGGAGAATTTAGTACTGTCTCTAGTGATAAAATAAAATTCGTGAATAACTCTGGAGTAACAACTGATTTCAGTAACAATGGAACAGAATTCTCCATCTCTAATCTTAATACAATAACAAGTGGAGACCACATAAAAGTATTCCACAGAAATCATGGAATGCATTCTTCCTCGAATATTGTTACCATCAGAGATATAAAATCAGATGTTGATTTAGTATCATTAGTTACACAATATCCAGCTGCAACTGGAACATCAAATGAAATAGTCGTCTCTGATGCATCTAATTTTACTACATTTGAGAATATTCCAGTAAGTCCATCATATAAAGGATATATCAGAGTACTAGATGAAATTCTTAGTTATGAAGGAGTTAATCTATCTACTAATACTCTAACTGGAGTATCTAGGGAAATTGATTCTACAAAAGGATTCAATTATCCTGTAGGCACATTAGTTGAAAAATATGAGTTAGGTGGTGTATCACTAAGAAGAATCAATAAAACTCACAATTTATCTGATGTATCTGATACAATTCAGGATAAAATTGGAGTCAATCATTATTATGTTAAGATCGATATGTCAACAAATGGGAATGATAGAAGCATTAATGCTGGCTATGGAAAGCTAAAATTCAATAGAACTAAGCAAACTGGTGGGTCAAGTGGTAAGGCAACTTATAATATTCCATTTGAAGCTGTAATTCCAAATATTAGACAAATTGCACCAACTGGAACTGGAATACGATCTTCCGTAAGAACTGTTAGTGGAACAAGTTTAGGCGGAAACGAGGTTTCATTTGTAGACCAAGGTCTTCAGGACATAACAAACTCTAGAATTAACTATTTTGATTCACCTAGAGTGATTGCATCTAAGATCAATGAAACTAGCTATCTGAGTGATTTGCCGGGAAATAAATCACTGAATGTAAACACATTTTTTACATCATCAGATTCTAGAATTAGTCCAAGTATAGATCTTTCAAATAACAGCCTTGTCCTAATCAGCAATAGAGTTAATAGTCCAATTTCAAACTATGCAAATGATCCAAGAGTAAATACAATTTCCGATGATCCAAATCTCTTTACTTATATTTCTAATTTAATAGCACTAGAAACTCCAGCATCATCCATTAAAATTTTATTAGATGGTTATGTCCACAATGATTCGGATATAAGGGCATTTTATTCCATTGAAAATAGTAATGTTTTTGTTCCATTCCCCGGATATGCCAATATTGACACAAATGGTACTGTGATTGATGATAGAAATAGTGATGGTAGTTCTGACAAAAAGATGGTCAAGCAAGATAGATTTATCAATAGTCCACTACAGTCTGACTTCAAAGAATATTCATTTACTACTAACTTAAATGAAACATTTAAGCAGTTTAGAATAAAATTAATTGGTACAAGTGAAAATCAAGCATATGTTCCTATCATTAGAAATCTCAGAGTAATTGCACTTGCATAATCATGAATTTAATTCCAGTAGAAGGACAAAAAGATCTTTATAGAGATCCAAGAACAAATGCAATCATCAATACAAACAAAAATGATTATGAATGTTATATTATGAGAAGAGAATCACTCCAAAATCAAAAGAAAAAAATCGAACTTATCGAAGATGAAATTACAGACATTAAAAGTGACCTCAGCGAAATCAAAACTTTATTGACCAGGATAATAAAAAATGAATCCAAATGAAATTGAACTTGAGAACTTAAGCAAGAACTTTGAGTATTTTAAATATTCTTCGGAAATTGATAAAATAGAAAATGTAGATGACTTAAGGAATATTGCCAAGTCTTATTATAAATTATATCTAAAGCAACAGGAAGTAATTTCTTCACTTCCATTTGAAAATTTTCAATAAATACTAATATAGACTAGAAGAAAAATGGCACAACCATCTACTAGACAAGAACTAATTGATTATTGCCTAAGGAAATTAGGTGCTCCGGTATTGGAAATTAATGTTGCCCAAGAACAGTTAGAAGATCTAGTAGATGATGCCATTCAATTTTTCCAGGAAAGACATTTTGATGGAGTCGCACAAACTTTTCTAAAATATGAAATTACTCAAGAAGACTTAGATCGAGCCAGAGGAAAACAAGGAGTTGGTATCACAACAGTAACCGGGGATAAAGTATACGAATATCAAGAAACTGCAAATTATTTGCAAATTCCTTCTTATGTAATAGGAGTTAATAAAATATTTCAGTTTGAAGGATCTAATAGCATTTCGAGTGGAATGTTCAGTATTAAATATCAGTTGTTCCTAAATGATGTCTATTATTGGGGTTCAACTGAGTTATTGACATACTCAATGGTTAAGACATACCTCGAAGATTTGAATTGGTTACTTACCACACAAAAACAAATTCGTTTTAATAAAAGAGAAGATAAGTTATATTTGGATATAGATTGGGCAAGTTTAACTGTTGGTCAAGTTATTGTGATTGACTGCCATCGAGCATTAAATCCAGCAGAATCCACTAAAGTTTGGAATGATTCTTTCCTAAAGCAATACTTAACTGCTCTCATAAAACGACAATGGGGACAGAATTTAATTAAATTTAGAGGAGTCAAACTTCCTGGTGGTGTAGAACTAGATGGAAGGCCAATTTATGATGACGCACAAAGAGAGATTGACATTATTATGGAAAGAATGTCTAGTACTTATGAACTTCCACCTTTAGATCTTGTGGGATAATTTATGTTAAATCCATTCTTTCTTCAAGGGTCAAAATCAGAACAAGGATTAATACAAGATCTGATCAACGAGCAGTTGAAGATTTATGGAGTTGATGTACATTACATTCCAAGAAAATATATTACCAAAAAAACTATCATCAAAGAAGTCATTGAATCGGAATTTGATGGTGCATATCCAATAGAAGCTTATGTGGACACTTATGAAGGATATGAAGGTGCTGGAACACTTCTAACAAAGTTTGGAGTTCAGCCATATAACGACTTAACTCTCATTATATCAAAAGAAAGATTTGAAAATTATATTTCTCCACTGATTAAAGATCAGACCGACGTGGAGTTGTCCACAAGACCAAAAGAAGGAGATCTTATATATTTTCCGCTTGGGGATAGATTATTTGAAATTAAATTTGTTGAGCATGAGGTTCCTTTTTATCAATTACAGAAAACTTATGTCTATACACTAAGATGTGAACTATTCAGATATCAAGATGAATTGATTGATACTGGAATAGATTATATCGATGATAATGTCGAACAACAAGGTTACATTCAAACCTTTGATATGATTGGTGCAGGTGTTACTGCCACTGCAACTGCAACGATAGTCAATGGTGGTGTAACATTTGTGCAGGTTACCAATCGTGGTGATGGATATAAGACAGCACCGACAGTTAAGTTTTCTCCACCAACATCGGGTTTAGCGGCAACTGGTATTGCAACAATGATTGGTGGAATCGTAGACTTGTGTGAGCCAGATTCAAGTCGTCTTCGAGTTCAAGGAGTGGAAATCGCCAATGCTGGATATGGATATACTACACCACCAACAGTTGCATTTTATGGTGGAGATGGGCAAGGTGCAACTGCCGTCGCATCTATTGGAGATGGAATCGTTGGAATTATTACTGTAACTAATGGTGGCTCTGGGTATGTCCAAGAGCCAATTGTCCAATTTATTGGCAATGCTACGATTCCGGCTCAGGCAAGAGCAGTTTTAACCGATGGTGTTGTTACTAGAATTGGAATTACAACTACTGGAATTGGATATACTCAGGCACCAATTATACAAATTCAAAGTCCTTATATGGTTGGTTATGGCACTTATCTATACAATGAGACTGTAGTTGGTTCTTCATCTGGATATACAGCAAGAGTGAAATCATGGAATGCAACTACAAATAAATTAGAAGTTTCTAATGTCACTGGAGATTTCATTCCAGGTGAAACTCTTGTTGGATCTGCTTCTAGTGCAAGCTACGAGATTAAGAAAACAGAGATTGACAACTTGATTGATCCGTTTGCTCAGAATAAAGAAATTCAGATTGAAGCCAATACAATCATTGATTTTAGCGAAAGTAATCCATTTGGTACACCATGAGCTAAATTTTTAATTTGTTAAATAATATTATAAGGATTTCCTAACATGTTTGAATATTTTTATCACGAAATAATTAGAAAGACAGTAGTTTCTTTCGGAACTTTGTTTAATGGAATTACCATTAAACACAAAGATGATGCTGGAAACATAAAAAATTCAATTCGAGTTCCATTAGCATACGGTCCAACTCAAAAATTCCTAGCAAGATTAGAGCAAGTTCCAAATTTGAACAAGCCAGTTCAAATGAATCTACCAAGAATGTCATTTGAACTCATTGGTATGTCTTATGACTCATCTAGAAAGTTGACAATGACTCAAACTTTCTTGGCGAGAGACAAAGATAACAACCAAATCAAGAGAGCATATCTTCCAGTTCCTTATAATTTAAATTTTGAGCTGAGTATTATGACTAAACTCAATGATGATATGCTTCAGATTGTTGAGCAAATATTACCATACTTTCAGCCAAACTACACTTTGACTGTAGATCTAATTCAAGAAATTGGAGAAAAAAGAGATATTCCCATTGTTCTTGATAACATCTCAATGACTGATAATTATGAAGGAGATTATACGGAGCGTAGAGCATTAATATATACCTTAAAATTCACAGCAAAAACATATTTGTTTGGTCCAGTATCTTCAGATTCTGTTTCTAGCGAAATTATCAAGAAAGTATCTCTTGGATTTGTTGCTGGAGAAGCTTCTGGTGTTGCTAGAAGAGAAGTTACTTATAGTGTAGAGCCTCGTGCAATTCAAAATTATACCGGAACTGTCACTACAACGGTAGCAATTGATATTGAGAGATCTGATACTCTAATTCAAGTATCTGATGCTTCTGGTATCACTGCTGGTTCTTATATTGATATAAACCAAGAAGAATTATATGTTGAATCTGTCTCTGGCAATACACTTACCGTAAGAAGAGGTCAAGATTCTACTACAATTCTATCTCATGTCTCTGGCTCTGAAGTGAAGCTAATTACTGCGGCGGATGATTTACTGATAGAACCTGGAGATGACTTTGGGTTCACAGGATCTTTAGATTGAATGGAGGATCAACATGAAAATGACTAAAAAATACAAAAAACTAAATGAGACATTTAACATAGACGACAATTCTGATGAAGTTATTCATCCAGAAATTGCAGAAGAAACTCCAAAAGAAATTGCAACAAAAAAAGAATCTTTAATTGATGATATTCGAAAAGATTATGAGTATACTCGTGGTAATTTATACTCAATTATAGAAAAAGGACAAGAAGCGATTAACAATGTCTTAGAACTAGCACAAGAGACCGATACTCCAAGAGCTTATGAGGTTGTTGGCCAGTTGATTAAAAATGTTTCTGATGCCACCGATAAACTTATGGATCTCCAGAAGAAGATTAAGGCTCTTGATGAAACAAAAGCACAAAGAGGCCCAACTAATGTCACTAATGCATTGTTTGTTGGTTCAACTGCAGAATTGTCAAAGATGCTTAAGAATCAGTTAAAAGGTGTTTCGGAAGATAAATAAAAATAAATTGCTTTTTATTGACTTATAAAAATGAAAAGAATCAACGAAGATCACAAAGAAATCAACAGTGGCAAGAAAAAAGACGATGAAGGTTACATGGCTAGAATCGAGTTAGATTCTATTGAACGGTCAATAAAAAATTTAAGAAAAGTGATCAAGAAGAGTGATACTCAACTTCCTGCCTGGGTACAATCAAAAATCACTAGAGCAGCAGATTATATTGATTCTGCCACAGAGTATCTTCAGAGCGATCAAGATTTAGATGAGAATATATCTTATGACATAAATCCACAAAAACACAAAAAAGAAACTAAAAAAAATAAGGCAACTAAGATAATAGATCGGCCTGGAACTTATGGTGAAGGTGAGGCAGCGCAAAATGTAACAAAAAAATTAGGTGGAACTGGTGCAATTCGTGTACCAAAATATAAACATTTGCCACCATATTATAGAGAGCCACAAAATGAAGAAACCTCACTAGTAGATCAAATCCTATCAGAAATGGGATGTGGCTGCGATAAGAAAAAGAAAAATAAAAAACTTCAATACGAAGAAAAAGATCCAAAAGGTCCAGTACAACCATATAAAACACCAGAAGAAATTGCAAAGAAGCATGGTGTATCATTGGAGTCAATCAAAGCCCAACTAAAAATGGGTATGGAAGTAGAAAAAGAACATACTTCTGATGAGACCGATGCAAGAATTACTGCTCTACAGCACATAGATGAAGTTCCAAATTATTATACAAAACTCAAAAAAGTAGAATCACAACAAGAAAGTAAAATCGTAAGAGACATGTTTGGTAATGTTTCTTATGAATTTATAGATCTTATTAGTGCTGATCCCATTATTTCAGAAGGGAAGAAAAAGAAAGCAAAGAAAATGGAAGGTGAAGATCCTTGTTGGAAAGGATACGAAATGGTAGGAACCAAAAAGAAAAATGGAAAAGAAGTTCCTAACTGCGTTCCAGTTTCTGAAGCCATCATGCCCCAAAAGAACGGACATAATATGTCTGTGACTCTTATGTGGCGAGCGAAGTATTATAATATTCAAATGTTCTTCCCACAACTAAGAATTCCAAATCGTAGGGAAATTGCAGATGAAGCAAATAAAGTATATCCAGGTTCCAAGGTGATTACTTATGCTCCTTGTGCGATACAGAGTAATGTTCCTGTGATTCAAGTTCCCGATAAAAAGTCGAAGAACTATCTTATGAATAATGGGACTATTGGAGAAGATTGGCAAGCAGTAAATCGTAAAGATAGAACAGATGGCATGAGCCAGAAGGCAGTTGATACTTATCGCAGAGAAAATCCAAGATCAAAACTTAAGACTGCAGTAACTGAACCAAATCCAACAGGAGAAAGAAAAAATCGCCAAAAAAGTTTTTGCTCTCGATCTGAGGGACAGAAAGATATGCACAATATAGATTGTTCGTCCACTCCAGATAAGCCAATATGTAAAGCTCGTAGACGCTGGAATTGTCGTTAAATTAAATTTAAATTATTATGGCCGAAGAACATTATTTGGGCAATCCGCTTCTAAAGAAAGCGAATACCCAAATTGAATTTACAGAAGAACAAATTATAGAATTTGCAAAGTGTGCAAATGATCCTGTATACTTTGCAAATAATTATATTCAAATCGTTACTCTCGATCATGGTTTACAACCTTTTGAGATGTATCCATTCCAAGAGAGGATGTTGAAATCTTTTCATGAAAATAGATTTAATATTTGCAAACTACCGCGACAGTCAGGAAAATCGACAACCGTAGTTTCATATCTACTTCATTATGCTATTTTTAATGATAATGTCAACATTGCAATTCTAGCTAACAAGGCACAAACAGCACGAGATCTTCTCGGTCGTCTTCAAACTGGATATGAGAACCTACCAAAGTGGTTACAGCAAGGTATTTGCTCATGGAATAAAGGTTCATTAGAACTAGAGAATGGCTCTAAGATCTTCGCTGCTTCTACATCAGCTTCTTCTGTTCGTGGCAGTACTTATAACATTATTTTCTTGGACGAATTTGCGTTCGTTCCAAATCAGGTTGCTGATTCATTCTTTAGCTCTGTATATCCTACGATTACTTCTGGTAAGTCTTCAAAGGTGATTGTCGTCTCCACACCAAAGGGATTAAATCATTTCTATAAATTATGGGATGATGCAAAGAAAGGAAAGAACGAATATGTTCCAATTGAGGTTTTTTGGACTGATGTTCCAGGAAGAGACGAAGAATTTAAGAAAACAACCATCGCCAACACAAGCGAAAGTCAATGGAGACAGGAGTTTGAAAGTGTTTTACCTGAAACATTGATAAATATTAGTGTAGATGGTAGAATGATGGAGACCACAATTGGACAACTGTATAATGACCTATCCGACCAAGGATCAACTAGAGAATGATTATTTTGTGTTAAATATGAGCCAAGATCAGATAGCACAAAAATATGGGTATAAAACTCGACAAGTTATTGGCAGACTTTTTAAAAAATATGGAATCAAATCAAAATCAAAAAGCGAATTAGCAATTGAGCGAGATAAACTCAAAAATCCTATCCCCGAAAAAGAAACTCTAGAAAAATTATACGAAGAAACAAATTCATTGAGTGAAATCGCAAGGATTTTAAATGTATCAAGGAAGAAAGTTTCGGATTGGATGTCCCATCATGACATAAAAGTAACATATTTCAAGAATGACATTTGTAATGATGAATTGTTTGAAGAATTACATTTCATATCAGTAAAAGAAGCTTCAATTAAATATGGAATATCAACTTACAAAATTAAAGTTCGTGTACCATATGTCCCCAAAGTCAATTATACAAAGGAAAGAATAAAAGAAATTATTTCCTTATACGATACAAATAATCAAGGTTTTTCCAAAGCAATATCTTTGGAAGATGAAAATGTATACAACACTATTATAAATTTGACTAGCAATCACTATCTATATGGGGATAAAATTACAGAAAAAGTTTATAGAATTATTCATGATTTTGAACCTAATGACATTCAAACTTGCAAAAGTTGTGGAGTGAAAATTAAATTTTACACCATGGAATTGGGATATGGTAATAGTGATTTGCAAATTTGCTCACATTGTGTTGCCAAGCAATCTGCAGTTTCCAAACCATCGCAAGAGCTATTCTGGAAGATCTACAACAAACTAACTTTAAATGATTGTTATTTTTCTGAATTAAATTATGAAAAAACTGTTGTAGTTACTGAGAGTGACAAGATTATCTTCAAAGACCATAAGAAATTAAACAAAACAAGATATGTTCTAGATTTTGTCTGTAAAGATAAAGTCATAGAATTTGATGGGAGATATTGGCACTCCGATGAAGAAAAAGAAATCGCAAAAGACCTATTTTTGGAGTCTAAGGGATTAAAAATTTTACATGTCACTGATGTTGAGTACAATCAAGATCCACAAGAAACCTTAAATAAATGCATAAGATTCCTAACATAATGAACCTACCAGATACAGTAGTAAAAAATCATAAGAACATAAAAATACTCACACCAAATGGATATGAATCATTCTTTGGTGTGAATAAGATCAAAAAAGATGCTTATGCACATTTGATTTTTGAGAACGGCAAAGAACTTAAGTGTTCACTGGATCATCCATTATCAACAATAGAAGGAATCATAAAAGCAAAAGATCTCGATAAAAATACTGAAATTTTAACAAAGAGCGGAGGCACTTTCTTAAAATCTCGTAGAGTTATCAAAAAAAATATAGAACTCTTTGATATAGTAAACTCAGGTAAAGATCATCTCTATTATACAAACGATATTGTATCTCATAACTGCGAATTTCTTGGTTCTGTTGATACATTAATTTCTGGTGCAAAACTAGCAACACTAACTCAAGATAGACCAATAAAATCAAATGCTGGTCTTGATATACATGAGGATCCAATAGATGATCATCAATATGTAATTACGGTGGATGTTGCTAGAGGAGTGGAAATTGATTATTCTGCTTTTGTTGTTTTTGACATTACTACATTTCCATATAGAGTGGTAGCAAAATATAGAAATAATGAAATAAAACCAATGATGTTCCCGTACATCATTAAAGATACTGGAAAGGCATACAATAATGCATATTTACTTTGTGAAGTAAATGATGTTGGTGATCAAGTAGCAGCTGCATTACATTATGATTTAGAATATCCAAATGTTTTAATGTGCTCAATGCGAGGAAGAGCGGGACAAATTGTCGGCCAAGGGTTTTCTGGTAAGAAGACTCAAATGGGCGTAAAGATGTCAAAGAATGTCAAAAAAATTGGCTGTATAAACTTAAAAGCAATCATCGAAGAGGAAAAATTATTACTTAGTGATTATGAAACTATTTCAGAATTAACAACATTTGTTCAGAAGTATAATTCATTTGAAGCCGAAGAAGGTTGTAATGATGACCTTGTTATGTGCATTCATAGAGATGCAAAAATAACAACTGAGGATGGAATAAAAACTATAAAATGGATAGTTGACAACAAATATACCGGAAAAGTTTTATCAGTAGATGAAAATAATAATTTCGTTTGGAGTAGAGTGATCGGACACTCATCAATGCCAAACACAAATAAAAAATGGATTGGAATAAGAGGAAAATCAAAGAATACATTAATATGCACAACAGACCATAAGGTTGCATATATTGATGATATATTCAATCCAGAAATAAAATACACCGAAGCAGAAAATATGCTAGGGAAATATAATGTTATTTTACCTGGCCAGAGATTCCACAAAACGAATCCACTATTCAATAAAGATCAAGTATCAGCTTTAGTTGGAACTCTATTAGGAGATTCTTCCATATCAAAGACTGGGAAATTTGTTTGTGCTCATGGGAAAACACAATCAGATTATGCAGAACATAAATGCGAACTCTTTAATTCAAATTTGAGGATAAAGAAAAAGAACGAAAAAATCACATATTGGATAGATGGACTCACAAATGAGCATACAAGATTTTTTAGGCAAGAAATGTATCCAAATGGAACTAAAGAAATAAAAAACATTCTACCGTTTGTTGATGAAATTTCTTTAGCATATTGGTATATGGACGATGGTAGTAGAAGAGGAAATTCTTTAGTTTTATGTACAGATAGCTTTACTTATGAAGAACATCAATTGATCGTAGATTATTTTAAAATTAAATTTAACATAAAATCTGAAATTTCAACAATATTTAATGTAAATCCAGTAACTAAGAAAAAAACAAAAGCACATAGAATTTACATCAGATCGGAGAATTCCAATCAGTTTTTTGATATTATTTCTCCGTATGTAATTGAATCAATGCGATATAAATTGCCGGACAAATACCATGATGTAGAAATAAAAAAATTAAATAATAAATGCCTAGATTTTGGTAGCGAAAAAATAACTAAAATTATGGACAGAAATACAAAAGGTTTCGAGAGTAGGTTATATGATATAACTGTAGAAAATACCCATAATTTTATTGCCAATGGTATGGTAGTTCACAATTGTTTAGTCATTTTCGCCTGGCTCATTGTTCAAGATTACTTCAAGGAAATGACGGACAATGATGTTCGCAAAAGACTTTATGAAGAACAACAAAATCAACTAGAGCAAGACATGTCTCCGTTTGGATTTATCATTGATGGTAGAGAAGATAATAATTTTGTAGATTCCGATGGAACTCGTTGGTTTACTGATGAGTATGGCGATATGTCATATATGTGGGAATATAATTTCTAAAAATTCACTAAAATACTGTTTTTCATAAATATTTTTTAGAGAAATAGAGTATTTTTAGGGAGAAAAACATGGCGACTCCTCAATTGTCTCCAGGCATTCTTGTCAGAGAGGTTGATTTAACTGTAGGAAGAGCTGATAATGTTATTGATAACATTGGAGCTATTGCAGGACCTTTTGCAATTGGCCCTGTAGAAGAACCGATTGACATCACAACAGAGCAAGAATTAATCAACACTTTCGGTAAGCCTTTATCAACTGATGCTCAGTATGAGTATTGGATGAGTGCATCATCATATCTATCTTATGGTGGTATTCTTAAGGTTGTTCGTGTAGATGATGACAACCTTAAAAATGCAAGAGTTGGTTATAATACTACAGCAACTGTAGATATCAAAAACTTTGATGTTTATAACAATCAAGAAACTGGATCTTATCACTTTTCTGCAAAGACTCCCGGTACTTGGGCAAATGGTCTTAAGGTTTGTGTAATTGATGATAAGGCAGATCAGATTATTGGAATTAATACCACTGATCCTGGAGTAGCAGGTGCACAAATTGGCTATGGTGTTACTGTTTCACTATCTGGAGTTGCTTTTGCTGGTGTTGGCACTACATCAGAATTCAGTGGATATTTAAAGGGTATTATTACTGGTGTAACTACTAATACCACTGGAAATTCAACTTTTGATGTTAAGATTGTATCTAGAGTAACTTCTGCAGGAGTAGAAACTGAAATAGATTACGCACAAGGTTCCGAACTCACTGCAATCTCAGCTGGTGCCAATTTAACTTTCATCAATAATTCTGGCACTTCAACCGGAACCGGATCATACACTGCTCTTACTGTACAAGACTGGTATGATCAACAAACTCTTGGCTTAACCAATTCTACTCTATTCTGGAGATCTATTGCGCCAAAACCAGTCACAAATCAATATGCGGCAACTAGAAACTCTAAAAATGATGCATTGAACATTGTAGTTATTGATGACACTGGTTCACTCACTGGAGTACAAGGAAATATTCTCGAAAAGCATGTTTCTGTCTCCAAAGCAACCGATTCTGTATCTGGTGTAAATTCACCACAAAAAACTTGGTACAGAAACTATCTTGCCAATTTCTCCAATTATGTCTATTCTGGAACAAATTACTACACATCAACTGATGTTCTAAATGGCATCACTCCGGTTGCAACTGGTTTCAGTACTTATTCTGGTGTTCCTTCAGCATCATTCACTCCATTGAGTGTTGCCAGTGGTGGTTGGAATCAAGAGGCGCAAGGAACTTTATTTAATGCAATCGGTAATGTAACCTTTGAACTTGCTGCTGGTGCAGATTATGCTGGAAATGGCGCAAAGGCTACTCTTGGTGCACTTAACACTGCATATGATCTATTTGCAAATGAAGACGAGATCGAGGTTGATTATCTAATTTGTGGCCCTGGGCTAGAAACAAAAGAAGATTCTCAAGCAAAAGCAAATAAACTTATCTCAATTGCAGAAAACAGAAAAGACTGCGTTGCAGTCATTTCTCCAGATAGAGCATCTGTAGTTAATGTGACGAATACAACTACTCAAACAAATAATGTAGTTGACTTCTTCTCACCACTATCATCTTCTTCATATGCAGTCTTTGATAGTGGTTATAAGTACACTTATGATCGCTTCAATAATCTATTCCGTTATATTCCATGTAATGCCGATGTTGCTGGTCTGATGGCTAGAACTAATGTGACTGCATATCCGTGGTTCTCTCCTGCAGGGCAGCAGAGAGGTGTTCTGAATAATGCAATTAAACTTGCATATAATCCAAATAAATCCCAAAGAGATCTTCTTTATAAAGCAAGAGTCAACTCCATCATTAATCAGCCTGGAACTGGAATTCTACTCTTTGGCGATAAGACTGCATTATCTTATGCATCAGCATTTGATCGAATAAATGTTCGTAGACTGTTCCTTACCGTTGAGCAGGCTCTTCGCAGATCTGCAGAAGCTCAACTCTTCGAACTCAACAATCAAACTACGAGAGCAAACTTTGTAAATATTGTTGAACCATATCTAAGAGATGTTCAGGCAAAGAATGGTGTTTATGATTTCTTAGTTGTTTGTGATAGCACCAACAATACTCCTGATGTAATTGATAATAATGAATTCAGGGCTGATATTTTCCTGAAGCCAACTAGATCCATCAACTATATTACATTGACCTTCGTTGCTACAAGAACTGGTATTTCCTTCGAGGAAGTAGCAGGTAGAGTTTGATCATAAAATAATTAACAATAAAAGGAGGTACTAACAATGTCTACACTAAGAACAATCACTGGTTTCAAAGAAAGACTCTCTGGTGGTGGCGCAAGACCAAATCTATTTGAAGTCGAGATCCCAAATTTCCCATCAGAACTCCAGAGTTTCTGGAATACTGGTGCAGGTCAGGAAGCAGAAACATTTAAATTTATGTGTAAAACTGCTAATCTACCAGCTTCAAATGTTAATCCAATTGATGTACCATTTCGTGGTAGAATTTTAAAAGTTGCTGGTGACAGAACATTTGACCCATGGACAGTAACTATCATAAATGATGAAGATTTCAAGCTTAGAACTGCATTTGAGAGATGGATGAATGCAATCAGTAAACTAGAAAATAATACTGGGGCAACAAATCCATCTTCATATATGACTGATGCATATGTTCATCAACTTGGTAGAGGTGCTGGTACAGTAAATTCCACCAATAATTCTGCTACAACACTTAATGGTTCTCCAATTCAACCACTAAGAAGCTACAAATTTTATGACATCTTCCCAACTAATGTCAGTGTAATTGATCTTTCTTATGAGAGTGCAGACGTAATTGAAGAGTACACTGTAGAATTCCAGGTACAATATTGGACTGCTGGCCAAGGTTCTGACAACACTTCTGATGCTACAGGAGCCGTGATTAGCTGATAAATAGGATATACAGTTCAAGAATAAATTATGGCAAGACTATTTGGTTTTTCGATTGAAGATTCAAATAAAAAGTCACCATCAGTATTATCCCCCATTCCTCAAAATAACGAGGATGGGGTTGATCATTATCTGACGAGTGGTTTTTTTGGATCTTATGTTGATATTGAAGGTGTTTACAGAACTGAGTTTGATTTAATCAAGCGTTATAGAGAGATGGCACTACATCCAGAAGTAGATAGTGCCATCGAAGATATTGTTAATGAGGCTATCGTATCGGATACAAATGATTCACCAGTTCAAATTGAATTATCCAATTTAAATGCCAGTGATGGACTCAAGAAAAAAATTAGAGAAGAATTTAAGTATATTCTAGAACTATTAGATTTTGACAAAAAAGCACACGAAATTTATCGAAATTGGTATATTGATGGGCGACTTTACTATCATAAAGTCATTGATCTTAAAAATCCACACCTAGGAATTCAAGAACTACGATATATCGACTCGATGAAGATGCGATATGTCCGCCAAGAAAAGAAAGTTAAAAAAGATAATAATGCACCAAGATCTACCAATGGTCTTATTGGTGATCAAAATCCAATGAACTTTAAGTTTCCAGAGATTGAGGAATACTTCATTTATGATCCAAAGAGTTCTTATCCTGTTGGTGGTGGCATTGCCAATATGGGTACTGCATCACCAGATAGAGGAGTAAAGATTGCAAAGGATGCGATTACTTATTGTACTTCTGGTCTTGTAGATCGAAACAAAGGAACTACTTTATCTTATTTGAATAAGGCTATTAAGGCATTAAATCAGTTGAGAATGATTGAGGATTCATTGGTTATCTATCGTTTGTGTTTGATTGGCGATTCACGAGTCAAGACAGACAATGGATACTCATACATCAAAGATATCAATGTTGGTGATGTTGTATATGCTTATGACAACAGAGTTGATGCTCTGGTCAAAACTCCAGTCACCAATAAGTGGCTAACTGGAACTAAAAAAACTTATACCGTAAAATCAAAGCATCATAGCATCACAGGAACAGATACTCACCCTGTTCTTGTTTATGATTCCAATACAAAAGAAGTTAAGTATGTACCCATCAAGGATCTGATTCCTAAAGTACATTCACTGACTTATATCAAACCAGAATCTACGAATGATATTGTATTGTTCAATGATGTCAGAGAGAAAGCATACTCAATTGTTGATACTCAATTCTGGCCAACATTTAAACTAGAAGGAAAAGAAAAGTTCATTGAAACTTTATCAGAAAAAACTGGAGTAAAAGCAACCAGAATCAGAAACTTCCTTTATGGATCGCAACACCTAGAAGAATCAAGTCTAATTAAGCTCAAAGAAGAGTTTAATGAATTGAATAATATTGAGTATAATGAAAAATATGAAGGATTCTGTAATAATGAGCTTAATCTCCCAGAGTTCGTAACTCCTGAGTTTGCTCGTCTATTTGGATTCTTGCTTGGCGATGGATCGGTAAGCAAATACAGAGTTGTTTTTGCTGAAGGAGAAGACGAAGAACAAAATCTATATTATGCAAATCTTATGAAAACTTTCTTCGGAAATTGTACAAGATACGATTCAAAGAATAGAAAATATACAAACTACACAACAAGCAATACTCTCGCTGCAGAACTACTAATTTCTCTTGGCTACATTCCAGGAGCAAAAAATAAGAGAATTCCAAGTTGGGTATTTAATGCATCTGATGAAATTAAGAGGCAACTTGTTCTTGGTCTATTGGATGCTGATGGTCATTATCGTGATCTTGTGAATGGATTCTCATGTGAAATCTCATTGTGCAATAAGCAACTCATTGAAGATATCAAGGAACTTTGGACTTCTATTGGTTTATGTTCTGGTCAGATCCGCCATAGAATAAGAGAAGAAAAACTGAGAATTGTTGGTGAGGAAAAAGAACCTCGACTAATGCCAAGATCAGAATCTTATGAACTATATCTAAGCGAATATGAACTTCCGAAGTTTGAGAAAATTATGTCTATTGAGTATCATTCCGAGGAAGAAGTTTATGATATAGAAGTTGAACACGAAAAACATAATTTCGTGGCTAACGGCATCGTGGTACACAACTCAAGAGCACCTGAGCGTAGAATCTTCTACATTGATGTTGGCAATCTACCAAAAGTAAAGGCAGAACAATATCTTCGTGATGTTATGATGCGGTATCGCAATAAACTTGTATATGATGCCTGTTTAGCAATGGATACTAAAGTTCCATTATTGGATGGTAGAACTCTTACTCTTACTGAAATTACAGAAGAATTCAACAAAGGAGAAAGACTTTGGACTTATTCCTGCGATCCAAATACTGGAAAATTTGAGCCAGGTATTATTAGTTGGGCAGGTGTAACTAGAAGAAACGAAAAAGTAGTACGAATAACACTTGATAATAATGAAACAATAACATGTACATTAGATCATAAGTTTCCAGTTTGGGACAAAGGAAAAGTAGAAGCCAAAGATTTACAAATTGGTGATTCCATGATTCCTTTCTACTCAAAGAAAGAAAATGATTACACACAAATATTTGAAAATGAATCTGGCCAATGGAAATTTGTTCATGAGTTAATTTCTGAGTGGAAAGATCAAAATCATATTCTCAATGAATATAATGACAAAGAAAATGATAAAGTTGTGCATCATGTAGATTGTAATGTTTGCAATAACACACCAGAAAATCTAATGAGGTGTGATGTAGCTGATATTCAAGAATATTCAACTAAAGATTTAGTATCTTATAAAAATCATAAGATTAAAAACATTGAATTTCTAGATGAAACTATGGATGTAGGAACTCTCACGATTGATAAAGAGGAGCTATATCATGATCATCATACCTTTGCATTAAGTGCTGGAGTTTATACCTGTAACTCAACTGGGGAAATTAGAGATGACAAAAAATTCATGAGTATGCTTGAGGATTTCTGGCTTCCTCGTCGTGAAGGTGGTAGAGGAACCGAAATTGACACTTTACCAGGTGGCCAAAATCTAGGTGAAATCACAGACATCAACTACTTCCAATCAAAACTATACAAAGCACTAAATGTTCCATCATCTAGAATTGATGGAGAAAGTGGGTTTAATCTTGGAAGATCATCAGAAATTCTAAGAGATGAGCTTAAGTTTAGTAAATTCGTTGGTAGACTCAGAAAGAGATTTTCCAATATGTTTAGTGATATGCTTAAGACTCAGCTAATCCTAAAGAACATCATTACTCCAGAAGATTGGGAACTAATGAATGAGCACATTCAATATGACTTTCTATATGATAATCATTTTGCAGAGCTAAAGGATTCCGAATTGATGACAGATAGACTTAACATGCTATCGATGGCAGAACCTTACATTGGAAAGTACTATTCTCAAGATTATGTTCGTAGGCACATTCTTCGTCAAACTGACCAAGAAATTGTGGAGCAAGATGAACTCATCAAAAAAGAAATTCAAGATGGAATCATTCCAGATCCAAGTATTCCAGTAGATCCGAATACAGGTGTGCCAATGGATATTGGAGATAATATTCAGGGTGATATGGGAAAAGTTCCAATTGAACCACAACCAAGTGAAAAAGGAATTAAAACTCCCAAAGGTGGAGAAATTTAATTCTAAATAATAAGAACCTATATTTTAAATCTTATGGACGAACTTATGGATATGATTGCATCTGACGAATCTCCTTCTCAGATTAGCGATAAAATTAAAGATATTCTTTATGGAAAATCCGCAGACAAAATTGATGAATTTAGACCTTATGTTGCCACATCATTATTTGGTGAAGAGGAGTGAAAATTCCAATAAATAACTAAAAAGTTTTAAAATATAATGACCATAAACACAAAAGATTTATATCATGGATCAGTTGGTGTTGGTACAACCGCACCATATCAAAGTGTTCCTGCTACTGCAATTGTTGATGAATTTGGAAATATTATTTCCGAGTTTACAATCAGTGCTGGCATTGTAACAGTAACTAACATTGTCAACGAAGTTGAAATTAAAAATGACACTGGAAATCCAATACCAACCAGTGTTCCGGTAAGAACTCCTACCACAGCAAGTGTTTCGAGTTCTGCTAATAGTGTAACAATTGCTGCTTCAAATGCCAATCGTAGAGGAATACTCATAAATAATCAGAGCACTTCTAATTTATATTTGAGTTTCTCAACTCCAGCAACGGTCTCAAATTCCTTTATAAAAATGGCACCAGATTCCGTATTGTTCTTTGATCAACAAATGATAGTCACAGGTTCCATTTTCGGAATTTGGTCTAGTGCGAATGGTTCAGCAAAAGTTACGCAGTTTGTATAATGAGCGGTTTTTATGCATCACCTAATGTAAGAGGTGAAGACAAACAGATTCAATATAATGAAAATGGTGTTCTATCGGCATCATCAGATTTAATCTGGGATCATACGTCTAAAAGATTTGGCGTTACCGGAAATATGAGTATTTCTGGTGTTTCGACATTTTCTTCAAATGTAAATGTTAACAGTGATTTGAATATCTCTAGTGTTGGGATTGGAACTACATTTACAACATCTCTACAATTAATATCACCAACATTTAATAGAGTAATTTCTTTCCCTGATGCAACCGGAACTATTGGTTTAGTACCAGGAAATTCTGGAATGATTCCTTATAATTCTTCTGGTAATTTTGATTCGGGAAATTTATTTTATGATTCATCCAGAGGTACTTTTGGATATAGTAGTACTTCTGGTGGTACAGTAACACAAAGTTCTAGTAAGAGTACTGGAGTAACTCTTAATGTACCATGTGGTCAAATTACAATGAATGGTGCTGCACTATCGGCAAATACAACTGTAAGTTTTGTAATGACGAACAGTTCGGTTGATTCTAATGATGTTCTGATATTAAATCACATTTCTGGTGGAACGGTTGGTTCTTATTCACTTAATGCACAACCTGCAGTTGGAATTGCCACAATTAATGTAAGAAATATAACTTCTGGTAGTTTATCCGAATCTATCGTCTTACGATTTGTTGTTATTAAGGGAGATAGTTAATGACATTAGTTATTAAACAACCAACTCAAGGAAAACTTGTTTTTCAGAAAGATTATTTTCCTACGCCATCGTTGGATTTAAGATTTGCCGAAACGAAATCTCTACAGGATTATATTACCGATAAGTATCTTATTGACTTCACCCGCGCCAGTAGTGGGACGTATGTGGGCAGCGATGGGCTGATTAAGACGGC